AGCTTCGTGATGCTCCAGAAGATTCTAGGATTGACGAAGCTGATACGCCAGAGTTGTTAAAGTCAGTAGATCCTGTATCTGAGATTATGTATATAACAGAACTAGATCAGGCTAAGTTAGATAAGCTTACAGAGATAGATGAGGATTGGAAAGTAATACTTAATACTGGCTTTGAAACTCCAGAAGGATGGAGTCTTGGTATTACTACAGACGATGTAGCATTATTAAATGGAGCATACTCTCTTGCAAAAGAAGCTGCCGCCCTTGGTTCTACAGACCCTGTAACTATCTTAGATACTAATGGTGAACCTCATTCATTAAGCGTAGCTGAAATGACACCAATCATGTTGGCGTATGGTGCTGCAAGAGCTTCTCTAAGTGGAGCAGATGCAGCTAGAAGAAAACTAGCTAATGACGCAACAACAATAGAAGAATTAGCGGAGATATAAAATGAGTGTAGCCAGAGACATAAGCAGACAAACATCGAGACAAACTGTAACTCTAACAGCAAGTCAAACTGCTGTCACTGTTACTGGTGGATTTAGTAGCTCTACCGTAGAGGTATATCTAAATGGAGCCAAACTTATTCAGGGTTCAGACTATACCCTAAACGGAACTAGTAGCATAACATTAACGCAGGGTGCTAGTGCTGGAGATATTATTGAGTTTGCAATTCGTAATAGTTCTAACTCTGGACTTAGTGCTGTTAACACTTCAGAAATTGTAGATGGGGCTATAACAGAAGACAAACTTTCTGACAGTTCTACAGAAACTGAAAATGTGCAAAGAAGAATTGCTGCTGCTTGGGTGAATTTTCAAGGTAATGTTAACCCCGCAGTTATAAGAGATTCTTATAACGTAAGTAGTGTTACTGATAATGGCGCTACTGGTCTATGGTTTGTTAATTTTACTCGCAATATGGCAAATGGTAACTATTGCACACAAGTCACACAGCATCATGCCACCGGCATTACTTGGAATGTGGGACCAAGCGTTAGCACTTCAGACGTTTCTTACGTTCAAGTATCTGCTTCCAGAGATGGTGGAAGCCTTTATAACTCAGAGATAATGTGCGTAACTGTATTTGGAGAATTATCATGACAAAAACACACAACAACGCAACACTATCATCTTCGCTTACTGGGTCTGTAGCATTCTTCCCGCTATCCAGTGCGCCTGTTGGCTGGATCAAAGCTGATGGTTCTGCTATATCTAGAGCAACTTACTCAGATCTTTTTGATGTAATTGGTATAGAGCATGGCACTGGAGATGGAAGCACAACATTCAATGTGCCAGATTTACGTGGAGAATTTCTAAGGTGTTGGGACGATGGAAGGGTAGTAGATTCTGGAAGAGCAATCAATTCGTCTCAGTCAGAAGATTGGAAGGGTTTTTATCAAAGCAACACTGGAATGAATTCTAGCGCTGGATATGCCCATACTAATGTATATATGGGTAAAACTTTATACCCAAATTATACTGGTCGAATGTTTACGGGTAATTGGGCCAATCCATCAGCTCACATTGGAACGTCTTGGGACGATTCAGAAATTAGACCAAGAAACGTAGCTTTACTAGCTTGTATTAAAACTTAAGGAGAACAATATGTCAGATTTTTTACCAATTTTAAATGCAAAAGAACCCACAGTAATACCTGAAAAAACATACGACAGGGTGTGGATAGAAGAAATATGCATTAAGGCTCCAGACCCAAATGGAGAGGTCGTGGGAGAGGTTAAGATGCATAAATATGGCATGTTTGATGATGTAGCTGAATTAGACCCAAAGGGTGGTCAGTGGATCAGAATCGACAACATGTTAGAAGTAGCTTCTGAAGACTCTGATTTGCAAACTGCATTTGGCGCTATTATGGGCTATGTAGCCAAATTAGGCGCAGAAAACGATGTGATTAGCCCGTGATATTTGGTGTATAATTAGTAGAGGTATCAATGTTTGGTTTCTGGAGTTTACTGCCATTTTCAACATCTGGAACCGTTATACACAACGGTCAGGATGAAGATATAATATTATTTATACAGCAGGGAGAATCTGTAGATAATAGCATTCAGGGCATTATTACTCTAGACCTGACCTTACAGAAAGACTCATCAATAATAATATGAAAACATTAAATATAACATTATCAATCCAACAAGTCTCAGACATTACACTGAAGAGATAATATGGCAAGTGAAATACATGTAAATGATGTTGGCACTAAGTTTTTGGTCACTGTCAAAGATGATGGTGTTGCGGTAGATATATCCACTGCTTCTAGCATTACTATGAAATTCAAGAAACCTGATGATGAAGTAATTAGTAGAACTGGAACATTAGACTCTTCTGGCACAGATGGTAAAGTATATTATACTACTATTGCTGGAGATTTAGATGAAGCTGGTCTTTACAAATTACAAGCAGTAGTAAGTTTGCCAAGTGGAACTTATTACACTGATATTTATAGCTTCAAAGTACACTGTAACCTATAGGTGAATATATGTCGTGGCAAGGTCAAATTTCAACAATGGTGCGTTATTTAATTAATGATACTGATCCTACATCTTATACATATAGCGCCAAAAGATTAGAAACAACTATTCTTGTTGCTGCTCAACTCTTGAGTACTGAAACTGATTTAAATTACACATACACTATCAATGTGGAACAGTGTCAGCTTACACCAGATCCAACCGATGTTGGAACTAAGGATGATGATTTTGTAGCCTTAACTAGTCTCAAGTCTGCTTGTATTATTTTAGGTGGAGAGATAAAGAAAGAGTCTGCCAATGCAATTTCTATTAAAGATGGACCATCTGCTATAGATTTAAGAGGCGTAGCTGGAACTCTAACTGGTTTATATACAGACTTGTGTGCCAAATATGACAAATTATTGTTAGATTATAAGGCGGGTAACAGTATAGCTGGACATGCTATACTTGGTCCATACAGTCCGGGCAGTGATTTTGTGAAACGATCATACTCAGATCCAGACCTTCGTGGTGGATATTTTAGAAACTAAAGGAGACCAAAATGGCAGCTTCAAGTAAAACGGTTACAGAGCTAGTAAATAATATTAACAATAGAATACCAGATAACAATGCTGGTCAAATTAGCGCTAAAGACGTTAGAGAAACCATGCGTGATGTTGCTTTCTCAATTCCATACATAGTAGCTAGTGGCGAGTGGGACGTTGGCGGTAAAGAATTTATTAATGATGTAAGACTCAGAAGAACAAGTGATAACACTGATGGTGGTACTCTGATTGTTCAATCTGGCATTGTATTTGAAAATAATGGCAATCCAGACGGTACAGCCTTGCAGACCAGACCTTACCTTGGCCCCGGTGGAATTAGCCATGCCGAACTTAGCAATCTTACAGGTCTTTCAAATGACCATCATACTCAGTATTTGAGGGTAGATGGAATCAGAACTTTAACTGGAGATTTTGGAACGGATAGTCACTTTATATCTTCTTCAGGAGAAGGTAATACTACTGCTGGGCATGGCATTCAATTTGAATACGTTGATACTAACACGGAGCTATTACATGTAGGCAATGAAACACAAATCAAGTTTGATTTAGATAATAGTATTATGTCTACTGCAAAATCTAATGCTGCTGCTTGGGTCACATTCAATGGTGTTTCTGGCGTTGGTGAAGCTAACACTTTGACTGTACTTAGCTCTTACAATGTCAGTGCTGTGAAACGTGTCACAGAAGGTGGCGTTCCACAGGCTGGTAAATTTAGAATTTATTTTAAACCAAATACTTTTGGTGATACTCTTGGTCATTCTGGCATCTGCGCCATAGGCAAAAGTAATGGTAGATCTAGTAACTCCAATGCTGAAGCTTTTGATGAAAATACTGTAGCATGTGTTGTTAGAAATACTGATTATGTTTCCTTTAACATTCTTGATGAAAGTAATCAATATGTTGATGGAAAAGTTAATGATCTAGTAGTCTTTGGTATACCTTCTGGTGTAACTTATTCAGATAGCGTAACTGTTGGCTATCAAGCCTCTTAATATTAAAGGAGTTATACTGTGGCTCAAAATGCAACTACCCTAAATGATCGTGTCAAACAGTTGTCGTATATTACTGGCAATGGAGACTATATAGAGCTAGCAGATGGTGCAGCTAACGGTTTTAGTGCTTTTAGAAGGCATTACTCTCATGATGATATTGTTTTCTACGCCATTACTGATGGTACACAATACGAGGTTGGCTCAGGCTTATTCAAAGACAAGGATCATAGCAGTGTAGACGCATTTGTTGTAGACTCTATATTCAGAAGCCCTTTTGCAAGTAGTAATCCTGACAATAGTAAAATTAATTTTGGAGCAGGCACAAAAGAAGTTTATAATACGTATCCAGCTACCCATGCCGTAATTATGGGATCTGGTCTAAATTCTAGCTTAAACACCCCACAGCGTCATGGAATTGCTGTTTGGGACTCAGAAAATATCTTAAACTATTTTTCTAATTTAGTATTCAAAGAAGCTGGTGGCATTGGTATCAATCAGTCTAATCCTTCTTACGGTATTGACTTGGGAGGTCCAGCTTCTGATGTCTCTTCTAGAGTCAGAGCTTCTGGATATTACGTTGGTCCTACCGGAGCTTACTTTGAAGCTAATACGGCTGGAGCAAATAGTACTGATGTCGGCCTGTGGTACAGAAGTTCTTCTAACTATGCTGGAGGTCGTCAGTTTGTACACTTTATGCCAAACCAGACAAATGCTATTACTGGTTCCGATTTGGTTCTAGAAAACAGTGGCGAAGTAAATGAAATACTAAGATTTAAAAAACAAAGTGCAGCAACAGTATTTGCTGGACCAGCGCAAAATTGCGGTAGTCCTCCTTGTGCCGCAGATTATCCAACATTTAGAGTTCTACATAGCGGAGATATTCCTGATCTTGCTGCTATATATGGAACTAGAGTTTACATAGATACTACATCTGGAAATTTAACAGCAGAAATTGATGCAGATGTTTTAGCAGCATCTGGCACTTTAGGTAACTCAATTAGCGGTGTTCAAACTAATCTAGACAATCACATCTCTACGTTTGAAACAGATTTTAATACCTTTGAAGTAGCTAGTTCTGGAAGAATAGATACCTATCTAGATAATGCTTCTGGAATATTATTTCCAATAACTAGCACAGAAGCAGCTACTATTAACATGACAGCTGGTGATTTAACAGAGTATACCTTTACTGTAAATGGCGTTTCTGCTACTGATAATTATACTGTCAATGCTTCTCCTTCTGGTTTAGCTGGAGGAGCTGGATCATTCAGCAGTAAAGTTCTCATAGGTCATGGTTATGTTTCTGCTGCTAACACTGTAAAGCTAAACATGTATGCTAAAGATAACTTTGGCCCGACAGCTGTAACATTCAACATATCAGTATATAAGATGTAATAATGCCTATAAATATACCCCAAAGCGTTTTCGATAAATACTATGAAGTGATAGACTCCACATTTACTATATTTGGAGTTACCTGTCAATTAGTGTCTATAGAGAAACAGGAAATAATTACACCATATGACCCTGATGACAACTTACCTGATATAAATACTATAAATGATCATAGAAGAAATAATAGAGATAGAAACAGAGGTACTAAAACAATAAAAGAAGTAGAAGTACTTACTGATATAAAACTCAAAGTGTATTGGGATTTCAAACAGTTCATAAAAACAGGATCTGACATAGCTATTCCAGACGGTTCAATACAGACTATATCTATGTTTTCTGATATACCAAAGCTCATGAAAGCTAAACAACTTATTGTACACAAGGATATAAAAGGTTACAGAGAGTATAGATTTGTCAGACAGGGAGATCCCATTCCGATGGGTCTCAAGCAAGACAGATATGCCGCATGTTTTTGGAAAAGAGCATGACTAGTATAAAAATATTAGATAGCATAAAGTCTATAGAGAAAAAAGTAAATACAGCCATAGCTCAAGAAGCTAATAAAAAAATTAAAAAAAACTCAGGAGCAATCCAAGATAGAGCAAGAGCTTTCGCAGTCAGCAGTCTAATGGCACAGCCAGAAATAGCATCATTAGCCGGTGGTGAACTAGCTGGAGCTTTTGGTATACAAGTGCAGACTTCAGTTTCAGCCATATCTGCAATTACAAGTTCTTTTGCTCAATCTATACACTCAGAAGTAAAGCAGTTTTCCAATAATTTACAAGGCGGTATATTTATATACTTTCAACCAGATAATTTCACAAATTTACTAAGTTTACCACAAGGGCATACAATATACGCCAAAGGAGATTTACATTGGCTGCAATGGTTACTAGAGCGAGGAGATGAGATTATTGTAGCGGGCTATGATTACGAAGCTAGTACTGGTAGGGGTAGATCTGGATTGGGCTTTATGGATAAAGGAGGGGCGTTTAGAGTGCCACCACAGTTCTCTGGAACAAAAGACGATAATTTTATATCTAGGGCTTTAATTGGTAAAGCTCAAGAACAAGCTATTTCAAAAATACTCATGGATGTTTTAAAATAATGGGCCTCATTGGTTTTAACAACGTGTTCTCTGCAAACGTCAACAATAATTTGTTGGATAGTTTGATAGAATTTTTTGATTATGAATTGCTTAAAAAGGGTAATTATTTCAATTCTTCGCTTGGCGAAACCTCTCCAAGAGGATATGATTATTCTAAACTCAAATTATCTTCTAGTGAGCATTACGATTCAGGTGCAGCTTGGGAGGGATTTAGATCCAACTGGGTTTGGCAAAGCGGTCTTACTCCTGATGGTATGACACCCCCCTTAGTAGGTACTAATGATACTATACCGGGAATATCTGGAGTGTATGTTGATTCTACATTTTATCCATCTACTACCACTGGCGCTTATAAGCACAAAGTAGATTATTTTAATGGTAGAGTTATATTTGACAATGCTATATCTACTGATAGTACCGTTCAAGTTGAACATAGTTATAAATATATTAATATATTATATGCGTCCAATCTTCCGTATATTAGAGAAATACAATACAGAACAATGGATAAGTCTTCTTTCTTTAATGATAATGATAAAGGAGATTATGAAATACCAGCTGAGATGAGAATACAGCTACCCGCTATTGCTATAGAAATAGTTCCAAGCAGAACTTTGAGACCTATGGAATTAGGCAATGTAGCGCAAAAATTTATACAGACAGATGTGCTTTTTCACTGTCTAGCGGAAGATGCTATGACCAGAAACAAGCTTGTTGATATAGTATCATTACAGGCAGATAATACCGCAACAATGCTCGACTCAGACGAAATAGCCGCTAGTGGCGCATTTCCTTTGGATTATCAGGGCATACCAGTGTCTGGGGCTTTGAGGTATCCAGACCTGTGCAGTCAATACGGTCAGGGAGGTATTCGTCTCTTGAACCCCAGAGTTCAGGGTATGGATATGCTCAATTCTAACTTATATGGAGGTATAGTTCGTATAACTACAGAGGTTATAAAATAATCTCTATTTTGTGTATAATTATACAGATCTAGATCTTTATCCACCTAAAATTAAACCTATTAATAGGAGAGGCAAATGGCAAGTAACAGAGTATATTATGCGGTCCAAAGGGCCACTCTAACTAGATGCAATGCAAATGGGGACACATCAATTACTGGGGGTGACGCAGAAAGCACTCTAGTTTATCCCGCTATGGCATCTAGTATGATTCAATCTGTAGGAATTTCGTCTAGTTTAGATTATGAACAGATATTTGAACTTGGTCGTCTTCAGATTTTTCAAAACGTCGAAGGAATTCCTTCCGTAGAAATTACAGTAGAAAGAGCTTTGGCTGTTAATGACGCTAAAGCTACAATCGACGCAACTTACCCTCAAGGCACTATGTGGCACTTGGCTGGAAACAGTACGACAGCTGCTGCTGCTCAACGTTTTAACTTGAACATGCAGACAGCCGCTGACGAAGGAACACTAGTATCAGAGGGATTTGTACAGTGTACTGGATTGTACATGTCAAACTACTCACTTAATTTTAACCTAGAAGGCGCATCAACTGAAAGTGCAACTTTTGTTGGTAATGACATTAAATGGAGTAGTGGAGCTATTTCACCAGTTGCTGGTCTTTCTTCTTCTGCTGCTATTCAAAGTTACACAGATAGTCCAGTTACAAACAGTGGTGTTCTTGATAGAAGAACTTTTACTGGCGGTACTCTTGGTATTAACAGGCTACAAAGTGCTACATTCTCTGTTTCTATGGATAGAGAAGATCTCTTGCAGCTTGGCTCTAAAACACCATTCTTTAGAGCAGCTACATTCCCAGTAGAAACAACATTAGAGCTTGAATATCTTGCTACTAAAGATTCTAATGGTGTCACTATTGATGAGAACGCTCTCGACTCTGGGTGCGATGTAGGTGCAGGTATTAGTTCTGGAGATCACATCAAAGCTGGAAATAGAACATTTAAGTTCGGTAGTATGAACTGGACGGGTTCAAGTTATAGTGGCGGTGACGCTGGTGGAGGCAACGCTACTATTAGTTTCAATTATCAAGGGTTTAATTACTTGAACATTGGTACAAACACTGACTTCGATCCAGATTGCGGTTAAGTCAAATATGACTAGGAATTACAAGGACACAACACGACTCCCGTAGGCGAGGTTTATTATGGATCATCGTTTGCGGGAGTTTTTTGTTACAAAAATTAGGTTGGGTACTGTCTATATAAAAGAGTTTGACATTTTAATTAAACCAGCTGAACTGACAGATGTAATAGCAGCTTACGAAGTATACAGCGATGCTTTAGAGGAAGCCATATCAGACGGACTAATGACGATACAGGAAAATGAAAATTATATGTTAAATACAGGACAGTGGACTAATTTAGATGATGATAATCTCAAAGATGTTAATACTTTAGTAGAAGATGTTAAAGTCGCAATGTATGAGAATTACAATGAACCTAAGCAATTAAAATCTTTAAGAAAATCTTTATCCAGAAAAGAAAAATTGTATAAGTCTTTGTTGTTTAAAAAAAATGCAAACTATTCAAATACAGCAGAATCTTTTGCTGAGACAGCTAGACTTCTATTTTTAGTGGAAAGATGCTCTGATACTAAAGGTATTGATATAGAAGAAAATATTAATACTATTATTAGCTCTTATAATGCTTCTATATTTGATGACACCATTATTAGAGACTTGTGTAGAAACGAGCCTTGGAGGTCAACTTGGAGCGTTCGCAATGAATGCAAGCACGGTTTATTTCCTAATGAAGAATTAACTACAAATCAAAAAAACTTGGTATTATGGTCCAAGAGTTATGATGGTATTCATGAGTCTCCAGATTGTCCACCGCAAGAGGTTATTGATGATGACGACTGCTTAGATGGTTGGTTTATAGCACAGTCTAGGAAAAGAAAGGCTGAAGCAAATAAGCAGCAGGCAGAAGACTCGATTAAAAATGAAAAAGTCAAAAGTTCAGACAATGTTTTCTTAATGTCTGGATCGAAAGAAAAAACAAAATCAATACATGACATAAATACTAGAGAGTCAAAGGATATTAAAATTATGAGGAATAGAAGTATTAAAGAAAAAGGAAGTATAGATCATGAGCATTTGCCAGACAGACAAGCCGAACACAAAGCTAATATACAAAAAGGACTAACGAAAGGATAACTATTATGGCATTACAAGATAGTAAGATTTATAAACAAAAATCTGCTGATAGACTACGCAGAACAATGAAGAAAAAAGTACAAACTACAATGATAGGTGCTATATCTTCAGTTGAAAATTTGTTTGGTTTTCTATGGGAAGAAGAATCCGAGCATAGTGAAAAAATGAGAGAGCTTTTTAATACTCTTAGGTCAGAAGTACTAGACAAAGGAAATCATCAAATTAGAAATGTTGATGCTGAAATGGATATGTACGACGTAGTATTGAAAACTCATCACACGAAATTACCAGTAAGACAAATTGGAGGAAACAAATGATTAAATCTAAACAAATTGATGTGGAAAAAGAAGACGGTACTGTAATGAAGATTGAGGTTAAAAAGCCAAATGCTCACCTCATAAATAAAGCCCAGAAGATTGGTGCTAAGGTCTGGACAGAATCTGTCAAGGACGGTCTGTTTACTAAAGTCTCTCTTAATGATTTTATGAAAGAAAATGGTATTTGGGATGATCATAAAGAGGAGGAGCAGAATACTATAACAGAAAATATTAAACTCTTAGAAAGACAAATTGCTTTAGGCGTGGATGGTCGCAAGCTAAAGGTTTCTGAGGGCAAGCGTAAAGCTATCGAAATTAGGCAATTACGTATCAAGTTGAGACAATTAATCTCTGAAAAAATCGCTCTTGAAGCCAATACAGCAGAAGGTTTGGCAGATAATGCTAAATTTAATTTTTTAGTAGCAAATTGTACCTACGATGCTGGGGGTCAAAAAGTGTATAAAAGTCTAGATGATTATGACGAAAACTCAGATGATGAAGTAGCTTTCGCTGCGGCTGCTACTTTGGGACAGATGATGTATAATCTAGATAATAGTTACGAAGAAGAACTTCCTGAAAATCAGTTTCTAAAGAAGTTTAATTTAGTGGATGAAGATTTGTCTTTGGTGGATAAATCTGGTAATAGGGTGGATGTGGACGGAACCAAAGTCAACGACAAGGGGTGGTTAGTCAATGATGATGGGGAAAGAATTGATCGGGATGGGAATCTTCTGAATGATCAAGGCCAAATTATATTACAAGCAGAATATGAAGATGATGTAAACGACACGCCAAAATCAAAACCAAAAGCAGCAACCAAAAAGAAAACCGAGTAGTGGAAAGTTAGTTGGACAGTACGAAATAACTGGAAGATAATATGTCAAAATTCGTACTTACCGCACAACTACAATTACAAGCACCTAAAAATGTTCGTAAAGTTGTTAGTCAAATACAATCACAACTTCAGAACGTTAATGTAAATGTTGCTGTAAAAAATGCAGCCCAAAGTAACAAGCAGCTAAAAAACCTATCTAATTCTGCTAATCAAGCTAGCAATAGCTTTCAGAATATGGGTAAGTCTTTAAACGCTTCTATTAGAAGGTTTACTGGTTTAGCAATTGCTACAAGGGCTGTAAGTTTGTTTACTAACACTCTTGGTAATGCTATCAGGGAAGCCATTGATTTTGAGAGAGAATTAGTTAAGGTATCTCAGGTCACTGGTAAAACTGTAGCTCAACTTCAATCTTTGACAAATACGATTGGCTCTTTGTCTACGAGCTTAGGTGTTTCTTCTACTTCATTATTAAGTGTTTCTAGGATACTTGCTCAGACGGGTCTATCTGCAAGAGATACGCAAACCGCTTTGGCTACTTTAGCTAGAACTGAACTAGCTCCTACATTTGATAATATTACTCAGACTGCTGAAGGTGCTGTTGCTATCCTAAATCAGTTTGGTCAAGGGGCTGCTGCGTTAGAAGCGCAACTTGGTTCTTTGAATGCGGTAGCTGGTCAGTTTGCTGTAGAATCTGGTGACTTGATTGCTGTCATTCGTAGAACGGGCGGTGTGTTTAAAGCAGCTGGTGGTGATCTTAATGAATTAATTGCGTTATTCACCAGTGTTAGAGCTACGACGCGAGAATCCGCTGAAAGTATTTCTACTGGTTTAAGAACTATTTTTACTCGTATTCAACGTCCTGAGACTATTGAATATCTTAGACAGTTTGGGGTTGAGCTTGTTGATTTACAAGGTAAATTTGTTGGCCCTTTTGAAGCTATAAGACAACTTAGTGCGGCCCTTGCTGGACTAGAGCAGGGTGACATCACGTTTATTGAAATCGCAGAACAGTTGGGTGGTTTTAGACAGATCGGTAAAGTTATTCCATTGCTGCAACAATTTGCTGTTGCTCAAGCTGCTCTTAACGTAGCGCAAGAAGGCTCTGGAAGTTTAGCTACTGACGCTGCCAAAGCGCAAGCCGCTTTAGCTATTCAAATTACTAAAGTTAAAGAAGAGTTTTTGTCTTTAATTAGGAGTGTTACATCTAGCACTACTTTCCAAGTTATGGCTGATACTGTTCTTAAACTTACTAGTGCGCTATTACAATTAGCTGATGCGTTGGCTCCTATCATACCTCTTCTTGGAGCTTTTGCTGGAGCGAAATTGTTAGGCTCTATGGGTAAGGGTGCTGGCAAAATGTTTGGTTTTAATAAGGGTGGTAAAGTATTACACTTTGCTAGAGGTGGTATGGTCCCCGGCACTGGCAATAGAGATACAGTTCCCGCCATGCTTCAACCCGGAGAGTTTGTAATTAAAAAGAGTAGTGTTGAGAAACTAGGATCATCTACTCTATCTGCGATGAATGAGAATAGATTTAACAGGGGCATGGATGATCGGCGCGCCCTAACAATGGCAGCTAGACCAAAAGAATATTCTTTCTCTGCTGATCCACAATCAGCTGGCAAAGGGCAGGGTAATTTTAAATTACTAGGTGACATTAATGCTATGTCTGAAGAAGCTAGGATGAAATTAGCAGCTGTAAAAAGCAAATACACTGGAGCTTTCTTAAGACCAGAAGCTAGAGACCAAGTAGTTCAGGGAACTCTTGAAGGAAAACCTGTTAGAGCTGCGCTCGAAAAAGATCCAAATTTTCAAGCAGCGAAAAAACTTGCCGCAAGTAATCCACAAGTTTTAGAAGCTTTGCAGAGAGAACTTTCACAGATTGACGCAGTAGCTAAGGGCGTTGACTCTGGTTTTACTTTATACGCTGGATCTTTAGAAAAAAATGCTGCTGAAGCAATGGAAGGTGATATCGTATCAGGAGTTAGAGATGTAGTTCAAAGAAACACCGCAACTATAGGAGGTAATCTTGGACTGAGAAGCATTCCAGATCAAGGTAAGATTTTAAAACAAGCTAATATCAGTCAGGTTGCTGGTAATGTATTTGAAGCTATACTCTTGTCTGCTGGAGCTAAACGGCCTTACGATGAAGCAGATAGAGATGCTAGTGCAGACTTTGACTTTCCTACAGGTCTTGGTCCAAATATAGCCGCAAACTTTGGATTAAGTCCTTATGCTGGAAGACCCGGAGATGCCAAGTCTACATTTAATCCTAAAAATGTTGGTTCTTTTAATAAGAAAGTTAAAAACTTTGAAACACAAAAAGCACAAGAAGATGTCGCCGCAGTATTAAAAGATAATTTAACTCTTATTTTAGGACAACTACAAGCTCAGGGAACAGACATTGGATTGCCCGGAACTGAGGGTAGAAGAAAAGCTTTGAACTTGCCCGCCGGTTCAAAGGGGCGAACTGCCAATGAAATATTGAAAGCTTTTGCTTCTGGTGGCCCTGCTGGTCCAGACACAGTTCCTGCCTTGTTAACTCCCGGTGAGTTTGTTGTAAACAGAAAATCAGCACAAAAGATTGGTTATGATAGATTAGGAAAAATGAATAAAGTTGCGAAGTTCAACAAGGGTGGCTCTGTTGGTGATATCGTACAAAGGTTTGAAAATGGTGGTACAGCACAAAGCATTGACTTCTCAGGTATAAACTCTGGCCTAAATAATACTATTAAAAGTTTTAATAATTCTAGTAAATCTATGTTGGCATTTGCAAGGATCACTAACACAGCCACACAAGCTGTAGCAAATCAGTTGACTGTTTCAGGACAAATGAGTGCCGCTACCAACCAGCGCATACAAGCTTCACTAAGAGCTAGTAATGCTAGCATAAAGAGCGCAGCTGGCGCTGTAAAACAGCAAGGAGCAGCTCAGGCTGTTACGGCTGCTAGTAACAAACAGGCAGCAGCTCAAAATGCTGCAATAGCGTCTATACAAGGTCAAGGCAAAGCAGCAGCTGCTGCTAGCACTGGGTTGTCGGGAATGATGGGCGGTCTGTTTGCTGTGCAAATGCTTCTTTCGCAAATGCAGTACGACATTGATGAAACATCGGGTGTTTTTCAGTACATGTTTAATGGCGCTTCACAATTAGCTATGCAACTAACTGTTGTTGCCACGCTGCTTGAAAGCGAGATGGCTCAAGCTATATTGTCTAGTGCGGCTGCTCATCTTAATTTAAATATTAGTATGGCTAGTCTTTCAACGAGTATGGCTGTGGCGACAGGAGTTGTAGGACTTTTAGTAGCTGGATTATATCTATTCCTCAACGCAACAATAGAATCTGCTGAAGCTGCTAAGAAAAGAGCTATTGAAGATGGAAATGTTGATGAGGCTGGTAAGCAGGCTGTTATAGCAGCTAATGCTAAAGTTGCCAAGACTACATTAGCGATGGGCATAGCTGTAGCGGCGGTGACAGTGCTTCTTTATAAAATGGCAGCTGCTCAGAGCGTTAACATTAGAGCTGCGGGATTGTTTGGTATAGGCATTGGAGTTGCTGTGGCAGGCGCTGCTCTTTTCGCTGCTGGTCTTACGGCTGGAGTTGATAGCGTTGGTTTACTTGCTAGAGCTGCTGAAACTGCTGCTAAAGCAGAGGCTTCTTTAGAAAAGTCTAGCAAGGTTTTGGCAGATAGTCAAAAAGACGCAACTGACGCTATGAAAGAATTTAAGAAAGGAACTATAGACGCTTCTGAAGCATTAGCTAGAAGTAGAGACGCAGCAAAAGCTGTTGCAGAAACTCAGGCTGCTGTAGCGGCTGCTAATCGTGCAGCTTCAGCATCAGTTGTTAATTTTGGAAGTGTGTTTGGCTCGATACTCAAGGCTATGACTTTTGGTATGACTAATTTTGGTTTTGAGGATGTAGAAAGCGCTCAAACAAGAACAGATTCAGAAAATAAAGCTAGAAGTAAGGAAGCTGAAAAACAAGCAGCAGATTTAGTAGCTCAGAATCAACCTGCAATTAATGCCTTAGCTAAACAAACTACATCAGCGGGTGGCAGTTTTGCAGACTTTATGAGACAGTTGCAAGCTACTAATCCAGAACTAGCTAGATTGGCTGACCAAGGCGCGCTTCATAAAGCATTTTTAAATATACAAAAAGAAGCGGCTAGAACAGCGAAAGCTTTTGAAGCAATGAATCTTGGCTTCCAAGGAGTCAATGCTGCTGCCACTGCAATGTCCGTTGGCGTTAATAATCTTGTAGGTAGATTTGATGGTTCTATTAGTGAGATAGATGCTACCATCGCTACGCTGCAAGCTGGTGTAAGTAATGCAGCTCAAGGTATGGGCGCTGGCGTATTTGAACAGGCTCTTGATACAGCAGCTAGTAAAATTGAAAGATTGGGAGGAGATGCTACTAAGTTCAGACAAAACATGTTGGCTATTAATCAAGCTCAAAAATTCTTTGTATCAGCTACAGCAGAAGCTAAAGATAATCTTATGGCTGAATTTAAGAGAGGTGCTGCTGGAGCCGGAACAGCTGGAGACAGACGAGAAGCATTTGCAGATGCAGTAATTGGTCAAATGGATGGAGTTGGGGATGAAGTCAAGTCACGTATCCGAGACGCATTAGCTGGAGCAGAAATTAGTAATGAAGATTTAAATGCAATTATGGAAGGTAGGATGGATGTTCTTGATAAGGTTATGAAAGATTTAGGAGATACAACCTTAAACCAAGTTCTTCCAGCTTTGCAAGAATTAGCTAAAACAGAAAAGGCACTTGCTGAAATACAAACTAGACGATTAGCTCTTGAAGATAAATTTATCTCTTCTATACAAAAACAAATAGATGTAACATTAGAAGCTGCTGAAATAATGGCTGAGTTTGGTGGAGCAGCTGTTTCTCCAGCAGACAGACGAGGAGCTATTGTAGGTCAATTAAATGCTAGTGGTGCTGCTCTTGGTTTAAGTCAAATGCGCACTGGCAGCGCTGACGAGATTAGACAAAGAAATAGAGAAATATCTTCTGAACAATCAGCTATGCAAGAAACTAGAATGCGGGCTGCTCAGGGTGATGCTAAAGCTCAGAATCAAGTAAGCGATCCTGCATTTAAGGCTAGAGAAGAAAGACTCAAGAAAGCTGCTGAAGAAAACTACCGCAAGACAAAAGAATTAATAGATGTAAAAAGACAAGAAATTAAAGTCATTGAAGCTAAGAATGCCGCTGAAAAGAAAGCTGCTGACGCATTGCTGGGTGGGAATATTGAAGAGTTCATGGACCAAATGGCTGGTAAGGGAGCGGCTACAGCAGCAGCATTAGGTAGTCCTCAGTTGGCTGCTCAGTTCGGGGTTCGTGCTTTTGGTACAGCCAATGAGCAACTTCAAGGAATGCAAGATGCTGGAGCTACTAGTTTCATGGGAATGAACATATCTGCTGCTAGACAAAATGCTGTAGGCTTTGGAGCAATGAACGCTGGCATGGGATTCTCAGGAGCTTCTAGTTTGGCCCAAGCAGCTACTGGTACTAGTCCTGAAGCTCAGGCTGTTAATGCAGCAGCTAGAGACTTAGCTAGTACATTACCGCAGTCTACAGCCAATCTATCACAAGCTACTGCTCATATGTATAATGCTACTCTTATGATGGAAAGAACGGCGATGGAAGAAAGAGATTCTGCCGTAGCCAATGTTGATGCTAGGTCTAGTGGTACTGGAGTTGCTGGCACTGGTGGTACTAGTGGTGCTGGTGCTACTGGTGGTACTGGTGGTACTGGTGGTGGTCGTACTGGTGGTGGTACTGGTGGTGGTGGCGGTGGCTCTAGAGGTTCTGGTGGTGGAGGAGGTCAAGCTGATTCTGGAAGTCTTGTAACTGCTACTAGTGAAGCTGCTAGTAAGTTCCAAGCTGCTGCTTCTGCTTTAGGTAGCAAGTTGGATTCTTTAAGCTCCGCTTTGTCTACAAATGTACCAAGTTTTGCTGGACTAGAAAATGCGGCTGGAGCATTAGCTACATTCCAAGAAAACTTTTCTGCGACAGTAGATAGATTAGCAGCTACTACTATTAGTGTTCAGGTAGCACCCACTACAGTTAATGTAAATCTAAATGGTGGAGAAATGCTGGCTAACTTGTCACAAGCGGTTAGACAAGAAATTATGGGCGAAGTAACTGCTAAATTAGGAAACTTAGAAATTAAACCAGACGGAACAATAGGTCAAAAAGCTTAGGACTCTTATATGTCTATTCGATGCAATAACGAAACATTTAAAGTTAAACTTGGCGCTAAGTCTAAACTGTCTGCTAGCATGACTAAGTATGTGCTAGCAAAGGCTAAACCAAGAATGCATGGCAAAGTTAAAAGCTTTGCATCTTTGCAGATTATAGGCTTCGTTAGAGGTGGTGGAGAGCAAGAGTCTTTTAGTCAAAATTACTTTGGATCTACACAGAACTTTGGATCTACTCCTGATAACTCAGGACCAATGCTTCCAAATATTATGCATGGCTCTTTTGGCATAGACTTTAATTCTACTAGAGCGCTGGTTCCAAAACCACCAAGACTGTTGCCTACAGAGTTGGCAGATCTTGATCACCTTGGAGTTCTCGCTTCAGGATGGCTTGCTGAAAATGATGGGATTATTCAACATTTTCCCAATGCATACTCACCAGAAACTAGTAATAACCATTCGTACACTTACGTAGGATCACCTCAATTTAAATATGAAGCCAGAGCTAGGCTTTTATCTGACAGTAAATTTAGGGTATCAGCTAATGTACCAATACAAAATCTTAAAGCTAAATTCCACGCAGTAGGTAGTCTGAGTTGTAATAAATTTGAAAAGATCAAAGGACATAATACTGTCCTAAATAGATTAGACTTTAGTAATCCATATATACAAAAATTATATCCTATTAAAGATTTAGATATAGAGAATAATGGTGTTTCTCTGGTTGATAGAGAATTAGGTACTAGTGGTATATATAGAAGTATTGATGATGGTATATTTACTGGTAGTGTTATGCAGAATCAGGGCAAGGGATACTTAATCTCTGATAATAATTCTACATATATCACGCCAAGCTCTATTCATACTGATGGTATATTTGAATATAAATTTGAAGTTACAAAACCTGCAATAACACCTATGGATAGTCTTATATTCTTCAGGGCTACTACCCCGCTGTCTAATTACGATGGTGATAATCCTCCTGAATACAAAGTTTATGATATTCAATTTTCAGATCCGTCTGGTGAACCTATTGCGAAGTACAAAGATCTTTTACTTACTGGAGAACAAGACTACAGCAAGATTATTCAAGAGCATTGGTTTACTGCTGTAACAGAGCCTGAAGTTTTCTATGCTGGTACTGGCGTTAACAGAATTGATTATCCTATTCTTAATGAGCCAAGTGGCTACTCCCTGTCTTTTAAAGTTGATGCTACATGTTTTCATGAACCTTTTAGTAAAGGGTTTACACAAGGGTTTGAAGAAGGTTGTGATTTAAACAGAAAACATATTGATACAGATCCCGATGATTATCTTGGTTTTGATGGATCTCCACTATCAACTAGAACTCAGGGGTATTCTCTCAATCCTACTAATTCTTTAAAAATTTCTGCTATAGAAATTGTAAATGCGGGACTCAACTCAGGTATTATTGAAGACGCTGTTTTGAACGTTAATCTGATGCCACAACCTACTGGTCAAAGATTAGAAAGAATCTTATCTCCTACTAAGATATTAACAACCAGCTTTACAAATGATATATATCCAACAGGTATTCAAAGTACTTGGATGTCTTCTCCAGACGCTGATGGCAATGTTGTGTACAGCAATTCTGGAGAAAGCGGAGGAATTTTAACAGATAGGCTAGCAAACAAATTTGTGGATGGATGGGTTACATTAGATAGTATTAACCCTATATCTGCTTCTGGAAAACTTCAATTACAATTTAACAATCGCGCACCTCAAGCTATTAAACAGCCTACGGGTGGAGGTTTTGGTTTTGGCCCTAAGTATGGAGGATCTGATTTTGGAAGTGCTAAAGTTGAATTAGTTCCAGTTGATGATTCGTTTTTTGTAATAGAAGATATTACGTTAAGAGTATCAGCTAAAAAAGCATCTGGATCTGATGACTTTCCAATTGACGTTGTGGGGTATAGCGACGACGGTGTGTTAGCAATTACACCTCAAGTTGGAGGATTCTTACAAAATGAAGAGTCTGGCGTTGGAACCGTGCCAACAGAATCTGGATTAAGCCTAATAGATGATCTTGGTATATCTACACTGCCCATGTCTGAGAAGGATTCTTATTTTGAAAGGAGCATTATTCAACACGCCGCAGGAGATCACTATTTAATACCTAGCCCTGTAGTTACTGGAACTTCTTTTGAAACATACGACATACCTCTAAAAATATATCAAGATGTTGTTGAGCTAGGCAGAGGTCCAGATTACAGGATGAGTTCTTATTTTGAGAATTTATTCCTAGATATATACCCAATACCTAGTGGCGCTTCTATACAAAGAGCAGACTTAATTATCAAGTATAAACCTGCTGGTGCAATACCACTTGCCACCGCTGGTCGCCTTTCAGAAAAAGACTATACACGGCGAAATACTAGACTGTATCCAGATGCGAAATCCGCTACTGATGTTATATCCAATAAAATTAATACTTCACTGTCTTTGATTGAAAATATTCCTCATGGCTATACATATTTAGAAGATACACTTAAGACTAATTATTCTAGAAGATGGAGAGGATGTACTGGTAATGTTGATAGCTCCGCTTTTGATGCAGAAGCTTTTGATTTTTCTGTTGCTAGAAGCACAAGAAATCATCCATTCCTTCTTGGGTTTTATGATTTTAATATTCTTGCAGTCAATGGAGCAGGTCAGGATATAGTCAAAGACACTAATGGTGAAACTGTATCTGGTGTATTTAATTCTAATATGTCTGAAAGCTTGACTAGAAACATTGGCCTCAGATTTAATAGCTCTGGTCTGTTTCCTAGTAACGTCCGTTCCTACAAGAGTATTGATTGGTGTCAATCTGGTCATGAGTTAGAAGGGCAAATACTTGATTCATATGATAATGCGCTTCGTTGCTCTGGTGTTGATGGACACTTAAACTTTGGAAACACGCCTACTTCTAGCGGGTTTGCTGTATATACAAGGTTCTCCCCAGATGTTACAGTCAGTGGAACTAGTCCTAATTACAACCTGTGGAACTCAGGTGTTATATTTAGTAAATGGGACAATGGCAGTAACTTAGAATATGCTTTAGGATATAAAGATGGATACTTGACAGCATATGCAAGAAATAATGTTGGTACTGTATATTCTATATCAGATACATCTCTGTATAGCACATATCAATATCCATTATCTACTCTTGTAACTTACAATGCATCTGGAGATAATAAATTAAGATTATACGCATACAATGAATTATCATATGAGTCCACTGCTCTTTGTGCTACTTCTGACGCTTTTGTTATGCATAGCGGAAATAGTGATTTAACATTTGCGCATTCTGCTGGTTCTGGTGTTGGATTTAATTGCTTCATTCATGAGATTGGAATTTCTGATGTTAATTCTAGTGGTAACTCTAATCTAATTGAAACCGGAACTCCAGAGGCTTCTGAGCAAGAAGAATCTGTTGTAGATTTCTTTAAATCTCAAGTTATTAATTTCTCCCTTGGTAATGATAACTTGTGGGAGTTTGTAGACGAAAAGACAGATGATTGGAAATTAGGTTCTTACAAATACTGCCACTTCTCGCCAGACTTTGATGTGATGTCAAAACGTATTGGCAAAGATTATATTCAACACACTTTCTATAATCATGGTCAGTCATATCCACAGTTGACTAATATGACTCTTCCTGAATCTGTACCTACCTCTGGAATTGCTTATCATACTCAAATAGAAAATGATATGCTAAGAATTAATCTGTCAGGTAGAGAAGACAGATTCTTTGCTATTCCTCCTAGAATTCAAAAGAACCTTCCTAGAAACTATATGTTTGCGGAAGATGCTCTAAGAGTTAATACTATAGTACAGCACTATTCAGATGTTGATATTGAGTGGCCCGATGGCAAACAGGGAGTAAAGGTTATAGCGAGTTTATATACTCCAAGAAAAGAAAGCCTTGTAGCCCCAACAACAAACTATGGTCTAGTCAGTAGAGATGTGCATTATGTCACACCTGAAGATTGCTGGCTTAAACTAAAGAGTAAATTTACTCTAGGTCAATACAACGATACAGAATCCGAGCCTTGGTCTGCGTTTAATAAACTGATCTCTAAGAGAGAGTTTGAAGAAAACTATTTCTCTAGGGATATAGACGACATGTTTGTACAGTATGACTTAGTTTACCCATCTGGTTCATATGAAGTTTCTGAACTAAAAATTCATTCATTAGATATATCTATGAATGCGTTGCATTATGAAGAAAATGTAAACACGCAGCTTAACATTTATAACAGTGGTGAGGCGTATCGTGAAGATTCTATGAATCTAGTTTGGGCATCTGGCTCTGTAAAGGGTGTTTTGTCTGTTGGTAATTTTGCTCAAATGCCTGACGAAAAGATGTTTGGCAGTTCTCTTACATTGCAAGATCTTTCGTGCAACTTGTATACCAGCGGGAATAATTATACTTCATACAATGATGATATGCATCTGTTTGCCTCTGGCTGGGCTGGTCAAGATGAGTCTTTAAATTTACAGATTGTGGGTCAAACTACACACAGTGGAATGCTCAATCATTACACATTTGGTGGATATGGCAATGAAAACACATCTATAGCCCTCGTCTCTGAAGGTTATTTTGCAAACGCTAAGAGGAAAAGAGAAAGAATTGGTATGTTCACTCGCGGCGTTAACGCTGAAGGTAGTGATGTGACTATTTCTACTGATTATGTAAATATGTTTATTCTTGGTAGTCCTCCTGCTACCTCATATCCAATTACTGCTTCAGAATTATTTAATCTATATACTATTGCTCCTCCTCCAGCTCCAACAACTATAAGCGATAATATTGGATTGTTTATTGAGCCACGCAAGACAGAAGAAACTATTGAAACCTCTTTGAATATGTATGCCTTCCATGAGCAACCTATAGCTAGTGAAGAAGGACAGCTAGAATCATTCACTTGGAACGGTCAAAGTTATGGATTTGAAATATACGTAGATGATAATAAATATGCTTCTATTCCAGCTAATGATGAGATTAGAGGTGTAAACACAATGTGCTATGGAGACTGCAACACATTGGCAGGAATTCCGTGTACAGAAACAGCTATTGTTACACACGACACTACGTGGTATACACCTGAGTGCGTAGAGGGTGGAATCATTAGACCTGTTAGAGTCTATACCAATCCAGAAGCTGGCTATGACAAACAGTATTATGGTATTAGAAAATATACTAACCTTATACCGTATGCTCCATACTCTATTAAGATTACTGGTCAAAGTGCTGGTGATACAGTATTAGACGTACCCCGCGAAGTATCTGAATGGAATTATGGTAAATCAGAAATAGACAATGGAGTTATTAGTCCAGAAGTCAATTACTCTGGAATACAAATTCTAGAATCTGTAGCCAATAGAGCTGCTGATCATAAGTTTGGCAAATCAGTTTCTGCCCTTGGAGATCTTTTAGCTATTGGAACTCCATTTGCTGATACTACAGTTGGACTTGATGACATAGTTAACTCAGACACAGCATCATATCCAATAGTTGATCATGGTAAAATATATGTATATAGAAGAAATACAGCTCCTACTGGGTACAATTGGACTTCACAAGATGATCAAGCTAACTGGTCTGTAGAACAAGAATTAACACTTCCAGTTGGCTGGAGAAGAGATTATTTTACTACTGAAACAGCTACCTTCTTAGATGACGAAAACAAACTATTACCATTCACTGGTGAAGTTAGAAATTGGAGAAACTCGGGTGAAGGAAAACAATTAGGATATTCTGTAGATACTGCAAAGGTTGGAGAAAAAGAAATAATTGTTGCTGGCGCTCCCGGTTCAAAATGGACCAGAACCTTTCCTCCTATTGCTTCTACGCCGGTATCTATTGGTTTAATGGTATTTAACAATGAGTTACAACCAAATATCAGATCTTGGCAAGACGTACTCACAGAACTAAAGGGCAGAGATTTATTATATAGATACTTTTCCAATCCACCTATTGAGTTCGATATAAAAATTATGCTTTTGGAACCACACTTGGGTTCTCCTGTTCCATTTGAAGTTTCTGAAGAATTTAATGATCCACAACCTACTTTTGTTACAAAACACTTAACTACTAGACATTGGAATCTGAGTCCCACAAGTCAGGAATGGATAGATGCTGATGCAGTAATGCTTCAGGAAATGAAAAATATTTTCCATGCAACTTTCCCGATAGATGCCAACGCTGCACATAGTGGCATTCCTCCTTTGATGGGATTCTTTATAGATGACTCAATATCACTGGGTACTAATAAGGTAGGATATTACGATAATGGATTTAAGGGAGCGCTGAATAAGTTTATTGATTATTATAAATCATATTCTTATAATAATGGTGTTAGGGAATTTGGAACTGGCTCCAATGGAGTTGCTGAAGCTGGACAAGCAGCAGAGGGTTATACAAATGTAACAATTTCATCCCGAGAAGCTAACTGGGTTAGTCAATCTGTTGCATGTTTGAAAGATCTTACTACAATTTCCAAGATAAAAGCTGCTGGTAAATCTAAACTTATAGCTAATGATATAGGCACGTTTAATCCTAATGCTTCTGAATTTAACAATCCACCACCTAGTGGCGGTTCTGTTTTCATATTTGAAAAAGACAGTGCCAATTCCTCTTTTGAGTTGAAACAATCAATCGAATCACCAGTAACTTATACAGATGATGTATCTGACAGATTTGGTCATGATGTTTCTATCAGCAAAGATGGCAGTATTATAGTTGTAGGATCTCCTTACACAGAAAGTGCTGTTCAAATTTTTGAGAGAAATTCTTTCTACGACACTATCTTACAGAATGCAGTGTGGTACAGCTTACCTCGTTTCTTAGCAGCTGAACATGTTAGAGAAAGAACCAATGCAACGTTTGGCGAAGGCTATACATTATATAATGAGTATAATGAAAAGCGTGGCACGATGAATGATCTTGCACTTGCTGAATATATTTACGATCAAATGTCAGAAAGTTTGAAATACAGTTTTTACAGAACTTATGACGTAAAGCCCTACTGGAAGATCAAAGAATTGAGTTACAGTAATACATATCCAGACAAGGGCGGTTCTTGGAGTCAGCTATACGGAAGATACATTCCAACTCCACGACTTGGATACAGTGTGGACACAAACGATGATGGAAGTTTAGTTGCTATAGGTTGTCCAACTGATAGTCTTGGCGAACGCGATAAAACTATTACTTGGTTTAGATATGATCAAGGTCAGACTCAAGATTGGCAGTGGCAAAACTACACGAACGCTGGAGCTGTGAGACTTTTAGAAAGTAGAGATTACTATCCTCATAAGAGAAAGGCTGTTGAGTTCTATAAGTTTGGAAATTTGCATGAAGACTTAGCTCCAGATGAAGATAAATATCTATATTTTGATAATATAAAACAAACACTAGAATCTACGAACATTGATTACTCTAGAACTAGTTTCGCAGAGGATAAAAAGATACCAGATGACGCAGGAATGGCTTTAATTATAACTCCAGCCTTAAATGCTGCTAGTGACGAAATTATAGATAATATTAAAGAATGGTTATCTAAAGGGGATAGAAATTTAGTTCTTGTTGGAGATGATCCATCTTACGAGGGTAATGGCGTATTTAACAACTCTGTTAATGTTATTAATTATATATTAGACAAATTAGATATTAATATGAGAATTGAGCCTGCTAGAAATCAACAAGAAGCATTGCTTAATTCTGCAAACCAATTTCTTAATGTGAGAAATTCATATGTACCTCAAAAGTCTACGCCAAACTTGGGGGAAATTAATGGTTATGACGGAGGTTTTTTGAAGGGGTACGGAGTAGGTGATATTAAACATCATAGAGAAGATATTGTAGATCTTTATAGTTGTTCATTGCCTTACGGGATGCGCCGTTCTAGTGATCCATTTGCTATACTAGAACAAATTGATGGAGTTAGTGCCAATGAAGCTGGAAGAAAATTACTTTACAGAGACTTGCACGACAAGTGTAATTTACCGATCAAACACGAAGGTGACTTGAGAGCAGAATATGCAGATCAGTGTGTTTATGTCACACCAAAGGGCGAACGAACTTTCATCACTTATTACAGAAATCTTAGTTACGCATATGGTAATTTCAACACTGCCAACTGGAAATGTAATGATCCTGACATTCCACCAATAACTACTGATCCAAGTTTAAGAGACAAAAACGCACCAGTGCCTATGATGGCAGCTTACGAGACGGTGACTAAGACGGTCAATGTTCCTGAAGTCCCTGCCCGCGAAGAAGTCGAACGATACATTTCTGGTTATCGTGACAATTTTAATACTAAGTACGATTTTGGTAGTACGCCTTACTCTGGCATTTCGTTTATGTGGACTGCCGATCCAGAGAATGAAGGCTCTTATAGCGGAAATTACGTAGATATTATTCACAATGTGGGTAATGTAACTAGTCAAAGTTTATTCTTCGACCCAGCAGTCACAGCTTCTTCTGCTGGCATAGTTGATGCTGTACTGGGCGCACGGGCTACCGTTGACTTTCAAGATGTTGAATCAACGAATCCAGTAGGATTCTTTGACACGATGGGAGAAGAAAATTATCGAGCTGGCACAGTAGAAAATTCTCAAGTACTTCTTATAGCAACTACTTACACAGAACGTAAAGATGTTTTACTTTCTTCAGAGAACGACATGAACTTGCTAGCATATTTTAATATTTTAGCATATGGTAAAGAAATTAGTCCTAATGGATATTATGCCAAGATAGCCCAGCTGGGAGGATTTACAAATAGGGCTTCTTACACAGATGGTTACATTTATAGTGATATAGCTTTCCAAATGTATGGCTTGGGTATAGATACTAGGGATTTAAATGTTGATCTCGACAACTTAAATGATTCCTCCAGAGGTTATGATACTGCTTGGATCGCCAACACTGACCAAATGCCTTCTGATCAAGATATAGCAGAGCTTAAAGAATTTTTAGATAGTGGAAACAAAAAGCTTATAATTACTTATGGTCAAGCTCCTAATAAGGAAGAAAAAGATACTGATCTTAGTCCTCACATGCTGAAGTCGGCAGAAGTAGCGCAGTATATTTGCGAGCAACTTGGAGTTACGATGAAGCCACGTTTCTTAAGTGGCAAAAATAAATATGCTGATCTTAGCGATATGTCAGGTAGGCCAGAACTGAGGAAAATGGTCTTACTTCCACCTGCTTCCATAGGTGTGGATGACGGAGATTTTGTTATAAATACACCTCCTTATCGTGGTAAGCGGCGCATAGGAACATATTTTAATCATAACTTAATTCCTATAGAACTAAATAGTGGCAAGCGACTCGCTTACTTTAAACATGCTGTTCATGACAAAACTACTGTACAAAAAGGCAAGCCGAACTTAAATACTGGTATTACTAAAGTAACATTTAATGTTCCAGATCATTCTGCTGTAGCCACTGATACTAGAGAAGCAGAAGATGATATGTATTTGTTTAGAATGTTTTTCTCTATGGCTAGTTTAACACCACTAGAAAAATACGACATTACGGTATACATAGAAAATAGTCAAGAATACATTAGAACTAATCGTGAAACTAATCAACCTATTAGGTTAGACAAAGATACTATTTATGGTAGTCGAGTAGGTATTCCAGATGGAGATGATTTTGGTGAGGTACATTCTTACTTAGTAGATGCTGGAGTAGAACAAGAATTAAAAACAAGACAACAGTATTCAATAGATTTTCAAGCTCCTAGTGGTAGCCAGATTAACTTATATTTTACGGGTTATGAGCATTTTCGAGAATTGATAGAGAATCCACAAGAGGTAAGAACTGTCAGGCTTGTTGGAGTTTCTGGCGTGAGGATTCCATTGTCTTCTGAAACCACGAATAAACCTATACCTATTTATGATAACAGAATTATCACACATCCATCTGTTCCTGCATACTCTTATGAACAAGATGTCATGCGTCAAATCAGTACCGATAGCTCTAAATACTGTGCTGAAAATAATTCTATTGTTTGTGCAGAGGCAGACCCAGCTGGGTATGGAGTTGCTGGTGATGCTCCTGTTATTGCAGATGGACCAGTTGTTGTTGCTCAACAGGTTTATGATCAGGGTGGATTCTTTGCTGGTCATCGCAAGTCTAGAGTCACTGTGATTAGTGATGCTAGTATGATTCAAGGAAGGAATGTGCTTGATCAAGATGGAAACGGCATTGAAGGTCTTGCTCCTTTCCTAGCAAGCCTATATCCTTATACTTATGAATTCGACGATGATGAGTTCTTTAGCTTCTTCGAGGAAGACGAAGACTTTGTTCAAACTAGATTCTATTCCTCATCTTATAAATTAATTTCTCCAGAAAGAGCAAGTCCAAGTAGATTAGTTAATGCTTTGCCATCTAACTCTGGTCTTAATGCTAGATTTGGTGGATACACTAGCGCAGGTCTTGGTGTAGATCAATACTCTGATACTGAGGGTAAGAAATTTATAATAACTCCTCCGGGTCGAGAGATACCTTATCAGCCATTTGATGGTATGCTGCAATTGATGGAGGCTATAGATCCGGGTAAATTTAGAAAACTACCTGAAGAACTTCAGCTGCCTCCATCTCACTTCTTCAGTATACCTCCATACACTTACGGTGGGCTGACTAAAGCACAATACGAACAGAAGTGGTATGTAGATGAGTTCTTGCCATATCAAACTTATTGGTCTTCAACTTCTAAGATACAAGATACATATAATGGTCAAACTTATGTAGATGCTGGATTGTCGGAAAGAATACCTCCACTACTTAGAGCAGCTGGATATGATCATTTAGATTTAGATGTATTTAATTCTGGATACCCCGGAGATCTATTTGGATATTCTGTAAAGATACATAAAGATAAATTATATGTTGGTTCACCATTCACACCATATAGTGGCGAGTCTATAGTTCCTTGGTCTGGTATTGTTAGCAACAACGCTCTTAGTGGCGTGGAAATAGGATACAACGGTGGAGCTGGCGCTGTCTATCAAATAGAAAAAGTTGGACCTACTGGAGATGGAGTTGGTTCAATTCAAGGTTCCCCAGAAGTGACTGCTGGATTACCTTGGAAGACTGTGAAGAAGTTTAGACCAGAAGAACTTAATGTTGGATTCCATAATATCAACGCTGTCGATCTATCTGGAATTGTTGGCAATCATTCTTATACAGATGAAATGATAAATGCCAGTGGATTTGTTTCTGATATGTTTGGTTATGATATAGATCTAGCTGGCGATTTAATGGCTATATCAGCACCGGGGCATGACTTTGAAGTGTTCTTTGAAGAGAACTCTGGAGAGTTCGTCAATAAGGCGTTCAACAATCAATTCCATATTACATCTAGAACTCGTCATGACCTAGCTCTTTCTAGTAACAGAACAGCTTATCCAAATAGCGGGGTGACTATTCTGAATAATGGAGCAATATTTACATATGAAAATAAGATTAATAATTGGGGAAGTAAGACTCAGGAATGGTCTCAGTTGCAAAAACTCAACGCTCAAGGAGGAGCTTCTAAAGTCCAAGGTTCTGGAGAAAACTTATTCTTTGGTCAGTCTATCAGCCTAACCAGATCCAGCAGATCAGATGCTGATTATATATTGGCAGCAGGAGGTCCAAACTATGATGAAAGTTCTGCAAATAAAATAGGCGCAGTGTATACGAATGATGCAATGCTCAGGAAATTAAGACCCGCATTTTCACATCCAGATACATCTCTAGCTGGTAGAGTGTTTGGTAATTATAAAGATCAAACAGAATACGTAGAATTTAGCTTTACAAACGGTAATACTCCAAATGCTTTGCATACCTTTGAGGGTACAGTATTTGCGAATGAGCAAGGCGAGATATTCATTGAGGCTTCTGGTCAGGACAAAGTAGAACGTGGCTACGTGGTTCACAGGCCGTTTATCAAACAAATTAGAGGTGTTTATCAGTTTGGCGAGGGTGTTAGAGACAATATTGCATTATATGTTGACGGTAAGCCTTTTGACGCTTCTGGTGTTATTAACCTGTTCAGTAAGGCTCCTGATGTTGGAAATGTGTATAATAACATAGGATTATACGGCATATCAAGTTTAGACAGTTCTGGAACATTGCATTTATATGCTAGTGGAATTAATACAGATACTTCTTCTGGCGTTTTGAATGTGACAACCAGCGGCTCGCTTAGTGGCGGTACTGGCATCTTAGACTTTTACGGATACGGTGGGTAATTAAATGAGCGTGGGAGAATCTCAGAATAAATCTATACAAATATATAATGGGAAGTACTACAAAGCGCTAGTGCCTACACCGCTAGCTGGTATAACTCATACAAATAATCGTAATGAAATGGGGTTTTTATATACAGAAACCTCTATTACTCTAAATGGCTATTCTCTGGCTTCCTCATCTGAGATTGATCGTTGTGAAGATCTACCTATGGACAGCTGTATTGAACCTTCTAGTTCAGGTGCAACTCCTGTTGGTGCTATGTTTGAAGCACAACGCAAGATAGAAGAATTGTTTAATGGGAATGATTTAGTAGTTCAGTTCTGTGATACTAAGGGTAGAATTAAAAATAGTTATGCCTGCCAATTAGAAAGCATTAGTTTTGGTGAAGGAACTTGGAATCAGTATATGCCTTATACTGTCACCCTGAAGTCTTATCAAAGCAACTTCACAAGTCAAGAGGGTACATATAGTGCAAGGCCAAGGATTGGCACATCTGGAGTGTTGACAGATTTCAATGACAGCATCAGCGTCGAACCAATTGTTGGAGAGTATGGATTACACAGAGCTAATCCTGCTAATCAAGATCAAGAACCAATTGGTCAAATTTATTATAGGGTTTCTAGATCTATTACAGCATCTGCCAAAACTTGGACTAATAGAAGAAGAGTTCAAATTCATGATGATAAACAACATAATAAATTTAAAGACACTGATGGTATAGCTCCGGGCTGGATAGTTGCTCATGACTACCTTGAAGACTATTTAGCAGACCCAACAGAACCTCATCACAGTACGGAATTCCTTCTGCACAGTGGGCATTGGCTTGCTAATAGCACTAGTACAAATAGAATGTATCCATATAATTTTACAAGACAAACTGAGATAGACAAAGCATCCGGTAGATATGGTTTTACAGATAGTTTTGTATTAGCGCCAAAAAATATTAATGCTATGGAGACATTTGATATTTCTTACAGTTCTTCTGCTGGAGAACACACACCAGTTGTGACCGTTAATGGTACAATCCAAGGACTAACACGGTTGGGTATGCATGACGCTGGAAGAAAATATACTGATTTAAGCAATAGCACAATAGGAACTGCTCCTAATAATGTGGAGATTGACGGATCTGGTCAAATAGATAATGCTTTCATTGCATATAGTCAACTAACTAAAAATGGAAGATATGGATTCTGTAGAATGTTTAGTAGGGCGCAACAAGCAACTTCTCAACATTTGAATACGAGTCCCAGATCCATTACTATGGGTAGTAATGATGTGGCAGGTCAAGTCACTTATTCTCTTGAGTACGATGCTAGACCTACTAACTATTTTGAAGGCGTTGCTTCTGAAAATATTACTGTGGATGACACATATCCGGGTGATATGTACACGACGATTCCTATTCTTGGAAGACCCACTGGACCAATTTTACAGTATCTATATGGTAGAACAGAATACAAAAGAACACTGTCGGTTGAACTAATAATAGATTCTTCATCTACCTCTAATGCTGCAACTTTTTCGTATGCTAAAAGGGAGACAGCGTTAGGTAGTAAACCCAGCTTGCGTCCGGGTTTCAGAGAACAAATACAAGGACTGATTAATTTATATAGTCCAGCCAATGAGCCGGGGATTAAAAATTGGTTTCAAGATCCTCCTCAAGAAAGTTGGACACCAAAAGAATGCAGATATACTTTTACTGTTACTTGGACATATGAAATTAGTGAGTAATACATGGCTGTTAAAACTTACAATGTATCGTTTGGTAGTACTGGCTTCTATAATATTGATGGCAATGTAAATCCATCATTAAGTTTTATCGACGTACAAGATGGTAACTCAGTACATTTTGATATTGATGCTATTGGACACCCTTTTTATATCAAATCGGCTTTGGGTGAGGGATCTTTTGGTTCTTATGATGATGATGTTGATGTAAATGGAGTACAATATGGTCGTATTGTTTTTACAAAAACTGGAGACACGCCCGATTATTTATATTATCAATGTGGTAATCATGGCGGTATGTGGGGCCAAATATATGTAAGAGATTACGCTCCATCACCGCTTCCAGCGACAACATTTCCACCAACAACTACTACCGCTAGTCCTACTACAACGACACCAGAACCTACAACTACATTACCTCCACCTTACGAGCCTACTACTTTACCTCCAACTCAAAGTATAGATCCTTATCGTCCCTCTTGGGTACACACGCCAAATAATACTCCATCCTCTTTATATAGTCCGGGCTTTGTTTTCTCGTTGGCTTCAGTCTCCAGCTCTAACAGTTTCCCAGCTACTACTGTTTACACCAATACATCTAACAAATACAGATGGGGTAGCAAATACATAAATGCTGGTGCTACTTGGGACATGACTAGTGCCTCAGTTGCTAAAAATATAGATGCTCAAACTCCGGGTGAATATCATAGGATGGGCG